CATTCAGCAAGGAAGAGCGCGTAGCGTTCGAGGATATTCTCGAAGGCTTTAACGACGCTCTGGTTCTGTCCCGCAACGTATCCGTCTACAACACTGACGGTTCGATGATGGAACGAACCAACAACGTTATCTATCGTCCGCAGCCCTACATCGCACAAAGTTACGATGGCATGGACCAGACGAATAATTTCACCGCTTACACGCAGTTGTCCGTTCCTGCAACGCTCGGCTTTCAGAAGTCTGTGCCGTTCATCCTGGACGCATTGGAATTGCGTGATGCTCTGCAAGAAGGTCGCCTGGGCGAAGCTGCAAAGCAAAAACTTGCAAGCGATATCAACATCGCCATCATGAATGCTGCGGCAAACCTCGGTTCGCTGGTGGTAACTGTCAGCACTGCCGCTGGTGATTATGATGATGTGGCCCTGTGCGATAGCATCATGAACGAGCAGGGTGTCCAAGCCTTTGATCGTTACTTGGCACTGTCCAGCCGCGACTACAACGGCATTGCAGGCAATATCGCTGGTGGCGCTGGTGGTGCATCTGTGTCGCGTAGTTTCGCAGGGAACAAGTCGAACAATGCGTTTGAGCGTTCTTATGTCGGCATGGTCGCAGGCTTTGAGACCTACAAGCTGGACTACGCAAATCGCATTGCAGCGGCTACCGGCTCTGATCCTACGATGAGCACTTTAGCTGCGGCAAACAACTACTACGTTCCGGTTGCTACATCAACTGCGGTAACTGGTGAGACTGCCAACGTGGACAATCGTTTCCAAACGATTACCGTGTCTAGCACCACCGACCTTCCCGCTGGAACTGCGATTGAGATCGAAGGCGTTGAAGCGGTTCATCACATCACGAAGCAGGGTACTGGATTCTCCAAGACCTTCCGTGTGGTGAGCGTGACCAATTCGACCACTTGCGTTATCACGCCTCCGATCATTTCCGCACAGGGTGGGACTGATGCCGAGTTGCAGTATCAAAACGTGATCGTGACTGCTGCATCTGGCCGCACCATCAATCGCCTGAATGTGGATGCTGCGCCAATCAACTGCTTCTGGCAGAAAGATGCGTTGGAGATTCTCCCTGGCCGTTACGCTGTCCCGTCTGATGCTGGTGTTGCAGTAATGCGCGCCTCCACCGATCAGGGCATCGAGCTGGTAATGCAGAAGCAGTACGATGTGAACACGATGAAAACCAAGTATCGTTTGGATACCCTGTTTGGCGTGGTCAACAAGCAGCCAGAAATGTCCGGCATTCTGTTGTTCAACCAAACCCCATAAGGATCCATCATGAGCTATAACGTAGTTTTTGCACAAGGTACGGTTACCGTCACCGTGCCAGCCGGCGAGAAAATCGCCGTTCAAGCCTACTCATCGGCATCCGTATTTCAAGAGGTTGGTTACCCCAATTTCCCAGAGTCACAGGATTTGCTGCAAGTAGTTGACAACACCACCTATGTGTCAGCCGCGTTCACCAATGCCACCAGCGTGACCATCCAAGCTGGTGCATCGGGTGCGACTTATGCAGTCGGAACCAATCCAGTTATTTCTGACAGCGGAAAATTTCAGTCGCAAGATAATCCAGTTGCAGTTAACGTGACTGGCCCCATCACTGCTGCTGCACTTTTAGGTGGCATTGTCACTTCGACAACCGTTGCAGCAGTAGACGGAACTGTTCCTACTGGAGCGGTTATGGAAGCCGCAAGCGAATGGCAAGTAAACGACAGCGTTGATTGGGCTGTTATCAATCTTGGCCCAAATGTGTTCGACGTTGTTGCAGCAGCAGACCACACAATTGTCCGTGGCGCTTCTGTTGCCGCGGGTCAATCTGGAACGTGGCGCACTCGCAAGACTGCTGCCAACACTTTCGTGTCTTACCGCATCGGTTGATAAACCCCGCAGGCCAGCAGAGATGTTGGCCTGTTTAACTTTTGGAGAACACTATGATGGGTAAAAAGATGGGCGACATGATGTCCAAGATGGTCAAAAAGGAAATGAAAGCAGGCAAGCCTCAAAAGCAAGCCGTGGCAATGGCTTACGGCATGACCAAAGCTGCGAAGCCAGCAGCAAAAAAGACCATGAAGAAATGATCAAGTCAGCCGCAATCGTCAAAACCAAAGCTCTTGCTCCATGGAAAGAGTTGCGGCTGCAAAAGCGCAAACTGAAAAAGTCCCAGGCAGTAGAGCGCAAAGCAACCAAGCAAGTTCGCCCATCGCCAATTGGCAGGCGCGTCCGTGTTGAAGTTGTGCCTGAAATCATTGAAACGCCTGAAGTCATTGAACCGCCACAAGACGACAGCCCACCGACTCGAGCTGAAATGTTGCAGCAGGCCGAAGCGATCGGGCTAAAAGTAGATAAGCGGTGGTCAGATGCAACGCTGGTGAAACACATCGAGGAACTGCAATGGGCTACACCAAACGACAATTCATAAGCGCCGCCTTTGAAGAAATCGGGCTCGCGTCTTATGTTTTTGATCTTGCACCAGAGCAATTGCAATCAGCACTACGCCGCCTCGATGCAATGATGGCGGACTGGAACGCCAAGGGCATCCGTCTTGGCTATCCACTTCCATCGAGTCCACAGGACAGCAGCCTGGACGAGGAAACCCTAGTTCCTGATTCGGCCTATGAAGCAATCATTTGTAGTCTAGGCATCAGGCTGGCGCCAAGTTTCGGCAAGACGGTGATGATCGAGACCAAGACCACTGCAAAGCAGGGTTACGACATTCTGTTGCAAAGGGCCACATTCCCGCTTGAGCAGCAACTGCCAGGCACCATGCCGGCTGGCGCTGGTAACAAGCCGTGGAGGGTTTACGATAACCCGTATGTACGGCCACCCTATTACCCGGTTACTGCTGGCCCTGATGGGCCGCTTGAGTATTAATAAGGACAATCATGCCAACGATCAACCAGTTACCCGTACTCAGCACGATTTCCAGCGGCGATCAGCTACCCGTCTATTCGCCGAACAACGGGGATGCGAGGCGCACATCTATCGGCAGTTTGCTGACTTTCTTTCAGCAGAGTTTTGCATCGCCTACTTTGGCGGTTAATCTCTATGTGCCGGGCAGTGGTTTCAACATTACCGTACCGACTCCTGTCAGCAATGACCAGTGGATGCTATTGCAACCCGCTGGAACGCTGGCAACTGGCACGATCACCCTACCGTTGAACACTGGTGTGCCTGATGGCACTTCGGTACTGATTACGACCACGCAGGAAATCACCTCATTGACTATCGCGCTAAATGGTGCAACTGCAATTTATGGTGGCGTGACCTCATTGGCGGCAGGGACTGCAACGGCAATCAGGTTTTATCAGCCGACGAACAGTTGGTATCAGATCAATGCCGAGACGGTTTATGCAGCAGGCATCCAGACGTTCTTGGCAACGCCATCAAGTGCCAATCTACGGGCGGCAATGACCGACGAGACCGGAACGGGTCTACTGGTGTTCAACACCACTCCGACTTTGGTGACGCCCATTCTTGGCATACCAACTTCTGGAACTTTGACTAATTGCACAGGCTTGCCCATTGGAACTGGCGTATCTGGTTTGGCTGCAAATGTGGCGACTTTTTTGGCAACACCATCAAGCGCAAATCTTGCGGCTGCGCTGACGGACGAAACCGGCACGGGTGCAAATGTATTTGCTAACACGCCAACATTGGTAACCCCAGTCATTGGTGCGGCTACTGGCACAAGTCTTGCGCTGACCTCTTTTCTTTCAACCGTTGGTAGCATTATCAATAATGGTGGCACTGGCAAAGTAGGCTATGCCGCTGGTGCGGGTGGTACAGTAACGCAAGCAACAAGCAAATCTACTGGGGTGACGCTGAGCAAACAAAGTGGTCAAATTACCATGGACGCTGCGGCACTTAACGCATCAACCACCGTCAGTTTTGTATTGACCAATACAATTATTGAAGCAAACGATGTGTTAATTTTAAATCATGTAAGCGCAGGCACGGCTGGCGCATACACACTTAACGCACAGGTCAGCGCCGGTAGCGCAAGCATCAATGTACGGAATGTCACTCTTGGCTCATTGTCGGAGGCTATTGTTATTCAGTTTGTCGTTATAAACGGCGCGGTGATTTAATGGCTGTTAAACCCAAGTCATCTGTCAATGCGGCTGGCAACTATACGAAGCCAACCATGCGGAAAGCACTGTTTGAGCGAATCAAGGCAGGGACAAAAGGCGGTGATCCGGGCGAATGGTCTGCCAGAAAAGCACAACTGTTGGCGGTGGAGTACAAGAAAAAAGGCGGTGGCTATAAATGAAAGCCCCGCAGAAAAGCCTGAAAGATTGGTCTAGCCAGAACTGGCGCACCAAGTCTGGCAAGCCATCGTCCGAGACGGGCGAAAGGTATCTGCCTGAGAAGGCTATCAAGGCGTTGTCTGCTGCCGAGTATGCAGCAACCACAAGGGCAAAGCGTGAGGCTACAAAGGCAGGAAAGCAGTTTGCCAAACAGCCCAAAAAGATTGCTGAAAAGATCAAGGGGTTTCGATGAAAACTCCAGCATGGCAGCGCAAAGAGGGAAAGAATCCAAAAGGTGGCCTTAACGCTGCTGGACGGGCAAGCCTGAGGGCCGCTGGTCAGGACATCAAAGCCCCCGTCAAGTCTGGTGACAATCCGCGCAGGGCATCGTTTCTGGCCCGTATGGGTGGCAATGCTGGTCCTGAATACAAAGATGGTGAACCCACCCGGCTTCTGCTGAGTCTGAGAGCATGGGGCGCATCGTCCAAAGCAGACGCACAAGCCAAGGCAAAGCGAATCTCTGAACGCAACAAGGCCAAGTAATGCAAATACCTATCGTGAACGGTATTTACACCGACAACACTCCAGAGTTGCGGACATCGTATCCGGTGAATCTTGTGCCTGTGCCAAAGGTATCGGGCATCAGCAATGGGTTTCTGCGTCCAGGCGATGGCATTGTTGCAAACGGAACAGGCCCAGGCATTGATCGTGGCGGCATTAACTGGCAGGGCGATTTATATCGCGTGATGGGTACAAAGTTAGTCGAGATATCCAACGCAGGCGCTGTGACCATCCTAGGCGATGTGGGTGGCCCTGTGACGCAACTGGTGACCTTTGATTACAGCTTTGACCTGCTGGCGATTGCATCAGGTGGTCGGCTTTACTACTGGAGTGGCACAACGCTGACTCAGGTGACCGACCCCGACCTTGGCGTGGTGCTGGATTTCGTTTGGGTCGATGGTTACTTTATGACCACTGACGGCGAGTTCTTGATCGTCACAGAGTTGACCGATCCGCTGATCGTCAACCCGTTGAAATACGGAAGTTCAGAAGTTGATCCTGATCCCGTAGTAGCTTTGCTCAAGCTGCGAAACGAAGTTTATGCGCTGAACAGAAACACAATTGAGGTATTTGACAACGTTGGC